AGATCGACGGTCGCGAGCGAGCCCGTTTCCGACCCTTCCGTACAGAGTCGTTGGTTGAGTGACTGATCGCGGAATGCGATGAATCCTCCAATCCAACTTCGTCCGGTACGGGAGCTAAAGTAGTCCCAGCTGTTTTGCTGGCACCACTGGTGCTCGGACGGTTCCGCAGCAATGAGCCGCGGTCCCGTAAAGGTCTTGGGAACAGCGATGAGGCGTGAGGACGGAATCTTAGATTCGATCCCCATACCATTCTCGCACCTATCTGCCCAACTAGCATGATTATGAAAGCCACAATCAGCAAGAGGGTACTCAGTTTCCAGAACTTCGGACCAATTGCGCCAAGAATACTTGTTGCAAATGGCCGTAGTTTCTGAAATAGCGCCAGGACCATGTCTGAACCTCCAATCTGCGGGGTCATAGACCCCTAGGGTGGTGGTGATCAACGCCGACACTTTGTCGAGGTTGATCAGGAAGATCGATAGCTCGTCGCGCTCACGCGCGGCGTACGTTTCAATCCGGTCTCTTAGTTGCTGTGAGTTACCAAAACCTTGGTAAGGCACCGCAGTGACGAGATCGGAGGGAGACGAAGCCTCCCAGAACTGTTCAGGTTCTGGTAGCTGGCTATCGGTGACCGCGAATTCGAGGACTTCGTCCTCTACCGCACGGTCGCTACAGGGGTAGACGGCCTTCTTACCTACGTACAACAGTTGTCGTAGGAAGAAGATCGCTTCCGAACTGTAATCCTCCCTCAGAGATCCGGTTTCGTGAAAAACCATTAGGTAGAGTCCCCGAAGAAACTTCGGAATCACTACCCTACCAGAAAACCGGCTTGTGGCCGGTAATCCTGATAGATTGTAATGGCCGCTGGCAAGACACCTATCGAGGTGTTTGCCGACAGCTGGGAGATCTACGAGATAAACTCGTATACCTCTTCGCTCCACGAGACCTTCGAGACGGGTGAGATCTTTCTCAAACTCCGCCCCGAGCGTCGGGAACGTGGCCAAAGCGTCTTGGAAGAGCGCTTTGTACACGTTGCTCAGCTCCCTAACATGGCATTTAGACATATTTGGATTAACTCCAAAAAGATGTCCCATGCTGTTAGAGTGCCACGTTCTTCAACCGGAGTTGGAGCCACGCACCGATGGGATCGTCAACAACGAGTTGACGTTTTCCTCGGCTTCATCTTTCGGGCCTTTAGAATTAAGGTCCCACAGATGCGCTAGGCATTCCAACCAAAGAGACCAGTAATGAGCGCGTTTGACGTGAGGATGACTTTGTCAGCCACCGCGTCAGCGAGCGCTACACTAACGTCACTGGGCAAGTGCTCAATGACGAAGTAGAACTTACGTTCATACTCTGGTACAGCGCCAGCTGCAAAAATGGTCTGCACAACCTCAAGGTTGTGCCGATCATAAATCGCAGGTCGTGCCGTCGTCGGGCTCGTCTTTGTATGACGAATCCGCAGACGATACTGCGTGGTGCCGTCTTTGAACAGATACTCGCTAGAGTATCCATCCTGGTTGATAAGATTCAGGGTGATGTCGCCACCAACCTGAGGCAAAACGAACGTCGTACCTAACATGGGAGTTTCCTCCTGCTAAAACTGTGATCCCCCGGCTCAGCGCCGGAGGGCAGCTAAAGACAGGAGTATCGACAACTTCCCACCATCAAAGATGGGGAGTGTAGGGAGAGGAACGGGCACAATAGGATAGGTTGGCCACCTTTCCTTGCGCTGGAAACGAAGATTGTACCAACCATCAAAGGTTGGCCAACTCGACGATCCAGTTGGATCCAAATCATACGTAGTCCGACTTTCGGATGTTCGCATGACACAGATCCTGCCCCAGGTACAGCCTACTGAGTTGTTCGTCGCGGCAAGCATGTCGCCGACGTTCGAAAACCAGTCTACGAACCAGCTCCAGGGAACAAGTTCCCAGGCTGCTTCTAGTGCACCATGTGTAGTGATCCCAAGAGCCACTCTTTTGTTGAACCTTTCCAGGTCAGCATCAGAGAGGGTTGGAAGGACACTGTCCGGGAGAATTTTCCACTCCGCGGACCCCCACTTCTGATAAGTGGAGACAGATCGTGCAAAGGCATAGATAGTGGCTCCCTCAGAGTGTATTAAGCTCCGAGTCGGACCACTAGCTATCGTCTGTGTACCTAGGTTGCACCTAGTCCTCAACAGTTTGCCATCGCGAAGCTTGCGCAACTGAGCGAGCCGCTTATTAGCGGTTGTCGTAAAGTTGGCAAGCTTCCGAACGTCACCAATCATGGGCTTGACACACCACCGCCAGGACAAGTGTCCGTTAGCGGCGGAAGTCAAAAGACTTTTGCCATAGCCCTTGACAAGAGACGGAAGATCCTTCAATTCTCCCAAGGCAGCCGGCACGTTCACATGTGGACGTGAGGGATTCGTCTTGGAGAGAATTTCCCACGCATCGTTATTCAAGGACGCAACAGAAGGCGTCCCGAAAACTGTGCGGGGGTCTGGTGGACCAACAGAAGAGTTTCCGACGGGAAAGCCGATAAATTCTCGGTCTAACACGCCTGAAACAAAACGTTGGCCATTCAGAACCGGGTACACGGTTGTCCAATGATAGATAGAGAGAGGGTTTGCACCTTCTCTGTTACCTTCAAAGGACTGACACGAGTCCCGGGTGCCAGACAACATAGTCCTAAGCGTGGTCGACGCCGAAGGTAGGTAGTACTTTAGAGCACCACCTACGGTCGAACGAAGATCACGTTGCTTAAGAGATGTTGGCATGACACGAGGATCCTCAGTAA